GTTTGAATTCTTCATCCGTAAAATATGCTTTAGTTAAACCCATCATTTGTGCTATTTGGTGTGTTTTTAGGCCACCAGGATTGACGGCATTGTAAATACCAGGCATTGGTTTATTCTCAGCAAACCATACGGCACATTCAGCCACTTCTTCAACGTTAGATACACTATTCTCAAAGTTTACCAATTTATTATACTTTGATAATTTTGTTAATAGATTCTTGTCATCGGTATCTGGTCCAAATGGCATACGGATTCTTAATAGATATGATTGTTTTAGATATGGTTTAAGTATCTCTTGATTTAATGATTTTGTCGCACTATAGAACGATGCATTATCAAACGTAAAATTAGGCGCATCCTCTTCTGTCCAACCGCCATCCTTGTATCCCGTATAGACACATCCACTAGAGATATGAACAATTGGTATATTCCGTAATTCAGCCCATCTTGATAGTCTTAATGGGAAAAGAACGTTACCGTCAATGGTTTTATCTTTTTGAGATTCACAGGCATCAACGTTTGGAACACCAGTAAATCCACCTGCATTGATAATTACTTTTGTTGTTAATGTTGGTTGAGTTTCATGGTCAATCCACTCATGTTTGATAACTTGTTTTTCAAGTTCTTTTTTGATATACTTACCCACATATCCGTGGCCAATTAACGTGATCATAATATCTCCATATAAAAAAAGGGGCCGAAGCCCCTAATTTATTAAACTAATAACAGTCTGTAACGATAACCATTATTTGTTCATTACATACATAGTGACTTCGAAGCCAAAACGCATTTCAGTAGCTGCTGGTGTTGTCCACATAGTAGTTCTCCTTTAAAGGTTATAATAGAAACTCTATTATATACTTACTTATTAAGGAGGTCAACTTCCAAACCTACAGATAATCATTAGATTAGTCTGCGTAATTACTTGTATTAAGTTTCTTACCAATACTATATTTTGTTACCAAATTCCATTCATCTTTTTCTTTGTATGGAATAATCTTAATTTGTGACATAGAAACGATTGGATCCTTTGTCTGGTCTTTATTGACAATTTTTACCAATTCCCATTCAGCTAATAAATTGACAATGGTATTTCTACGAGCAATATCGTTTTCGATAAAATCTGTTTCTTTACCATCTAAAGCAAAAAGTTCTTTGAAATGAACTATGTAATATTTACCTTGTTTGTGTAAAATATGGCAAGATTGATAAAGTGTATTATCTTTCTTGGAGGCAAGTCCTATTCGAGTTAAGGTTTCTCTGACTTTCAAGAAGTCATCTTTTTCTTCTAATAGAACCTCAACCAGGTCTTCGATACGAATCATTTGGTCACTCCACCTTTATTTGTTTTTTCTTTTATTGAAGCGATTTGATCATTATTTAAAATGCGAAGGGCATGTTTGGCTTTTTCATTATTGAAACCAAAATATTCTTTTACAGCATTCAAATCACTATTTTTTTCGACCTTTTGCCACGGTTGAAATTTCCGCTTCATTGATCTAATAGTATTTATGTAATACTGATATTGTAATTTGCCATCTAAGTGTGGATTCATATTCATTTGGTTCGCATATAACACACAATCCATATGATAAGATAAGGCTCTGTTTACTCGGAACGCATCTCCGGTATATGCTTTTTCATCATGTTCATCTACCAAATAGTCTTTCTTGGTCTGTAAAATTGATGGAATAATCTCTTTAAATAAGTCTGCCATTTTAATAATCCGATACGGTATATTTCATCATATCTTTGATGACTTCATCAGAAATTTTTTCAACAGGTTTAACTGCTTCCTGATAGATGTCTATAAGTAACATTTTTCTACCATCTTTTGTCATTCTTGTTCTAGTCTTAAATTTCTTAGGATCTACACGGAATAACCATCCTTCATGTTGAAAATGGTGTCTAGGTGCTGGTATAGCAACGAAATATAATTCATCAACATTTCTACATTTTGTTAATTGATTCTCTTTAAATGTGAAAGCTTTTTCTAGAATAAAAGGAACTTGTGTTTTAACTTCAATAGTTTTACCGTCAGCAATTAAATCTTTAATATGATCAAAATGATTGACTGCCTGTTCTACCATAACACCACGTTTGGCAAAATAGTTAGATACAACCTTTTCACCCATACGACCTAATATATCCATTTTAGCAGTATGATCTAATTTCATTTTAATTCCAATTCTACCATAAATTCAGTTAAACATGCTACAAGATTAATCTCTTGGTCGGCCACAAAAGCTGATTGATATTGATATTTGGCCAAAATCATAACTGCATTTGGAATTGAATTTGGCTTAAGATTATCATATAGTGAATCATAAATCTTACGATAAATTCTTACTGGATCATTATCTAAATTTTGTGTAACCCACTTACGCATTGAAGTGAAGTCTTTATCTTTAATCGTTTTGATTAAATCTGCAAGATTGATGTCTACAACATTAGATAAAATACCGTTATCAATTGTTCCTGATGCTGAATATCTTTGAAGTTCATTAAGAATTCTACGATTATCTGGAAAATGTTTAGTGATTAGAGCTGCAATAACTTCTCTATCGTATGTAATCTTTTCTTCACCTAAAATCCATTCAACACGTTTAAAGAACGCTGAGGCCATCTTGGCTTTTTGGCCATTTTGAATCTTAAATTCAATAACCGCACATCTTGAATGGATTGGTTCAATGATACGATTTTTATAATTACAAGTAAAAATGAATGAACAATTACTCGCAAATTCTTCAATAGCTCCACGAAGAGCTGGTTGAGTTGAATTTGGATTTAGATAGTCTGCCTCATCGATGATGATGACTTTACGACCACCGGATAATGATACTGATGAAGCATAGTTCTTAATCTTATTTCGTAAGACATCGATACCACTTTCATCAGATCCATTGATTACGATAAAGTCACAACCAACTTCATTACATAGGGCTTTGGCAATCGTAGTTTTACCTACACCAGCCGAACCCGATAGTAATAGATTTGGAATATGACCTGATTTGACATACTCTTGGAAAGTAGTTTTGATTGCATCAGGAAGAATACAATCTTCTACAGTTTTAGGACGATACTTTTCTGTCCACAATAATTGTTCGCTCATTCACACACCTCATAATATAATATAATAAATTAAACTTCATTCAAACGTGCAACAACATCAAGATACTTTTCTTTAACTTGGAAAGTAGCGTTACCTTGACAATAGATATTTGTTATCTTTCTAGTTGTTTTTTTCTTACCGGTACCTTCTTCAACTTCAGTTTCATATACTGAAATCACTTGATCGGTATTGATAGCAATAGAATCACTAGCGTTACCATCAAAGTTATTTACAAAGAATTTTAAAGCCATTTTATTTAACCTCTGTAACGCCAACGTATAGTGCTTCAAATTCTTTATCTTCGACCACTTGTTGACTGAATGTATTTTTATAATGAACAACAGCCATGCGTTTAAGAATCTTTTTAGGAATCTTTAAATTATCATGTGTGGCACCAATAATATCATTAATGATGAGTTTTTCAGTATCCATTTTCTGCATACATTGACCCATTTCATTAAGAGCATCTTTTAATGCCTTCAATTGTTCTTCGTTAAAATTACCAAAAATTGTTGATACTGATGTCATATTAAGCTCCTGTTGCTTCTGTTGCGATACAATATTGAATATCTTCTTTTGTATTTTTGAAACTTGCGATACCTTTAGATGAGATTTGAACAATATAAGAACCAGGAATCATTTTAAGATTTTCTGTTTTGAAAATCATCTTATATGGTGATGATGTTTGAGCTTCAATTAAGATTGATGATGTGTGAGCTGAATCGTTAGTTGCATCAAATGCTACTATATTAACTTCTGTACCATCACTTACAACTGCAATGTGTGGTGAACTTAATACTGCTGCTGCTTTTTGGATCCATGCAAAGTCATCTTCTGTAAGAGTGAAAGTTGCATCTACTGATGGAAGTGTAATCTTCTTTTCAGGTGGAGTAACAATCATAGATGATTCAGAAGATGTATAATTTGTTTTTCGATTGTTTGATGCTTTGATAATAATTCTTTTACCTTCACCAAATTCAATTTCATCAGCTTTATGAAGAGTGAAAATTGTTAAAAATTCATTTAAATCATAAATTCCAAAATCATTTGAAATCTCATCTGGAATTGTTGCCTCACTCAGAATATTCTTTTGAGCCGACATTGTTGAAATAGTATTGCCCTTTTTAA